AGATCTTAATCAATTTTTGAATGGTCTTGGTTTGCATCAAAACCCTGATCTAGATTTTGAGAATGAAGGTCATGTGGTTATTAGAGAAGGAAGATCACGTACAAAGTATTTCTTTGCAGATCCTAATGTAATTGTTACTCCACCTGATAAAGAGATTGCACTTGCTAGTGAAGATGTTTCTTTTGAGTTAAGTACATCACAGTTAGATAAGTTACTTAAAGCAGCAGCGATTTATCAACTTCCAGATCTTGCAGTAGTTGGTGGAGAAGGAGTTGTTAAGATTGTAGTTAGGGATAAGAAGAATGATACTTCTAATGATTTCTCTATTGTAGTTGGTGAGACTGAATCTACATTCTCATTTAATTTCAAGGTAGAGAACATTAAGATTCTTCCTGGTACATATGATGTGGTAGTATCTCAAAAGTTATTATCAAGGTTCACTTGTAGAGATTATGATTTGACATATTACATCGCATTAGAACCAGATTCTACATTCGGGTGATGTTTATGTCTGGAGATAATTTACACGGCAAACAACCAGATATCCGCTATAGTGTAAATATTCATGATGAGGAGGAATGGGAGAAGATGTCTTTAAAAGAAAAGATGGAAGTCATGTCTCCTGCCATTAAAAGGTGGGAACAAGATTTTCTTAAAAAGAATAGGAATACGTTAAGTAAAAGAGAAGTTTCAATTCTTGAAGGAAATGAATTAAAGTCTCATGAAGGGATGATCTATGGTAGAATGTATGCACAATGGAAAATTGATTCTGGTTTTGATTTTTTATGAACATTTTTGTAACTAATCCTGACCCACATGTATCAGCAAAAGTATTGCCTGACAAACATGTGGTTAAGATGCCATTGGAGACATGTCAGATGCTCTCTATTGTATTCTCACACTGGTATTATGATTGGGGTGATGAATTAGTTAAGAAAAAAGATGGAACCCCTTTCAAGACCGAGAAAGGTGCTTTCCGTAACCATCCATGCACTCAATGGGCAGCTGCTAGTATATTCAATACTGCATGGTTGATTCAACATGGTTGTGCTTTATCTGGTGAGTATACGCATCGTTATGGTAAAGTTCATGGATGTGCTGATGCATTGTTTGAAGCAAAGAAAACCTTTCATAAATTTGCAGGAGAAGTAATTACATGCTATTGTATGGTGGAGTCATTTACTCGTGCAATGCCAAATGAGTTTAAACATAACACAAGCATTGACACTTTTACTGCTTACCAAAATTACATTAGCAGCAAACCTTGGGTTGCATCTAATTATCTTCGTGACCCATCCAGAAAACCGAATTGGGTATGACTAGACTATGGAGGATATGGAAGTATGCGTTGGGTAGCTTTGCTGATGAAAGAACTAAACGATACGACAATCACGTTGTTCTGGTACGTACTTTTATTTTCCTTTCTTATCTCATTACTAACTGTTTTATTATTAGCGGAGTAATCCGTCATTGGAATGACTTATGAGTGACTTTATCTGGGTTGAAAAATACCGACCTAAAACAATTGATGAATGTATTCTCCCAGAGAGTATTAAGAAAACCTTTAGTGATTTTCTAAATAAGGGTGAGATACCGAACATGCTTCTTTCTGGGCCTCCTGGTGTTGGAAAGACTACGGTAGCAAAAGCATTGTGTAATCAGTTGGGGGTAGACTATTATGTCATCAATGGATCAGATGAGGGAAGATTTCTTGATACGGTCAGGAATAATGCCAAGAACTTCGCATCAACAGTCTCTCTATCGTCTGAGGCAAGTCATAAAGTCATCATCATCGACGAAGCAGACAATACCACTTCCGACGTACAGCTCCTTTTGCGAGCGTCTATTGAGGAGTTCGCAGGAAACTGTAGATTCATCTTTACCTGCAACTATAAAAATAAAATCATCGAACCCCTCCACTCCCGTTGTGCGGTTGTCGAATTTGGAATCAAAGGTCAAGAGAAACCTAAAATTCAAGCAGAGTTCTTCAAGAGACTTAATACCATCTTGGAATCCGAACGGATTGCCTCCGATAAGAAAGTCCTCATCGAACTCATCAGTAAACACTTCCCAGACTGGAGAAGAATCCTAAACGAGTGTCAGAGATATGCTGTTGGTGGTAAGATAGATAGTGGAATACTTGCAACATTTTCAGACGTTAGTGTAAATGACCTCGTTAAGAATCTTAAGGAGAAGAATTTCCCAGAAGTTAGAAAGTGGGTCGTTAGTAATTTGGACAATGATAGTTCTGTACTTCTACGTCGTATCTACGATGCTCTTAATAACTCCTTGGTTCCTAATACTATTCCTGCTGCCGTTCTTATTATTGCGAAGTATCAATATCAGATTGCCTTTGTTGCGGATCAGGAAATAAATTTACTTGCAGCATTGACCGAGATCATGGTAGAATGTAAATTCAAATGAAACTAAAATGAAAGTATCTAAACAAGTTGAAGATTCTGTACAAGAAGCCATAGCATCTCTTCGTAATGCATTAGCATTTGCAGCAAGATCTGAAGAACCATACATTGCAAAACATATTGCAGATAAAATTATGGAACTTGATTCTCTTATTAAAGTCAATCAAATATTAGATCAATTGGAGGTAGAATGAAACTCAACAAGAAACAAAGACACCAAGTTAAATCTAGGTGGTATTACATCTTCTGGGGTACTGCTACCGTTGCAGTATGTGCTGGTCAGATATTTGTAGGAAGTGGTTTCCGTAGGATGTCGAATAGTCTTGACAAAGTATTAGAGTCTCCTATAATTTTAGATATTTCTCCTAGAAGAAGTTACGACCATCCGATGATTATCCAATGAAACACCTTGAGTGGCCTACAATTATATTCTTCACAGTAGTTCATCTACTATCATTATATGCATTGCAATTTGCTAGTTGGGATGCATTCCTTTTAATGATATTTTTGGGATGGGTTACTGGATGTTTAGGACTTACATTAGGATACCATAGGTTACTAACACATAAGTCATTTGAAGTACCAAAGTGGTTAGAGAGAGTGTTTGCTACTTGTGGTGCATTGAGTGCAGAATATGGACCAATAGAATGGGTTGGATTACATAGACAACATCATAAATGGTCTGATCAAGGAATGGATCCTCATAATGTTAAAAGAGGATTTTGGTGGGCTCATATAGGATGGATGTTGTTTAGAGTACCTGGTGAGAAAAGAGTAAAGAGATATGCAGCAGACTTAAGAAAGGATCCATATTATAGATGGTTAGATAAGAATTTCCTAGCACTACAAATCCCTCTTGCATTTCTTTTGTATAGTCTTGGTGGATGGACTTATGTGCTATGGGGTATCCCAGTCAGGATTGTAGTTGTATATCATTTGACATGGTGTATCAATTCTGTTTGTCATACATGGGGTGAAAAACCATTTAACCATCCTCACCAAGCACTTAATAATAGATTGATGGGATGGATTGCTTTTGGTGAGGGATGGCATAATAACCACCATGCATATCCTTCATCAGCAAAACATGGTTTACAAGGTCAGTTTGACTTGACTTGGTATATTATAGTAGTATTACATCGACTAGGTTTAGCAAAAAATCTTAAAATACCTACATTATGATAATAAGTGAATCAGATGCTATATGGGCTGCTGATCAATTTATTGATTACTTTGGACGATTTAAAACTATTGAAGATTACATTCGTTTTACAAAGGAATCAGCAGTTGAAAAAAGAGGAAGTTCATTATTTTCTTTAAAGGATGAGTTCTTTAATGAGGACATTCCTCCAGAGGAAATGGACTTTGAGGTTAGATTTGTTGGAGAGAGATTTCAACAGTCTGTACCTCAAGCATATTATCATGAACTTTTAACTGCAACTTCTTCTGCAGTTATTGAGAAGAATATTCCTGGTAGAGAATTGCGTTGGATAGTATATGAAAAGAATAGTGGACAGATAGTTGGGTTTATTCGTTTTGGTTCTCCAACTATTAATTCTAAACCAAGGAATGAATGGTTAGGTGAACCAGCAAATCTTACTTTAATTAATCGTCACTCTGCGATGGGATTTGCTATTGTTCCTTCTCAACCTTTTGGATATAATTATCTTGGAGGTAAGTTACTTGCATTGATGTGTGTATCTCATTTTGCAAGAGAGACTTTGAATGAAGTATTTGAAAAGGATATTGGTTGGTTTGAGACCACTTCATTGTATGGTTCTACGACCTCTGCATCGCAGTATGATGGACTTAAACCATTCATAAGGTATAAAGGTCTAACGGATAGTAAGTTCCTTCCTCTGCTCCATGATGATGTATTTCATAAACTTCATAATCGATTTACTTATCTGAATAATAATACACCTTTGACAGAGAATAGAGCATCTTCTAAAAAGTTAAAAAGACAGACAAAGATGGTTTCTATCATTAGGAACAGTTTAAAAGATAAGGAGAAATTGGCAGAGTTTAATCGTGTTATTAAACAAGCATTTGGTCTTACTCAAAGAAAAAGATCATATACATCTGATTATGGTTATGGCAATGTACGGGAGGTTCTTCTTGGTAAAGATGAGAAATTGGTTCGTGGTCCTAATTGGGATAAGTTTTATTTGGATAATATTATTTCTTGGTGGAAGAGAAAAGCAACCAAGAGATATGAAAATCTTCACAGAGATAATCGCTTTAGAACTGAAGTTGAACTCTGGACAGAAGATGATGATATCCAAATTATAAGATGATTGAAAAATATATTATTGTTTCAATACTTCTTCTAGAATATTTTGTACAGAAATTCTTATGCGGAATATATTATACATGGCAATCATTTGGATACTGGAACTTCAATAGGAAACTACCGAAATGACTGAACTTAAAGACTGGTTAAATTCTATAAACTTTACCAAAGAGAATCTGGTAGAGGAAGACCCTGATGCTATAAAGGGTTATGCTCCATATATTATCAATCGTTGTTTGTCTGGACACCTTGATTGTGTACTGTTTGCGAATGAGATGAATAAATATTCTTTCCTTGATAAAGACATGCAATATTCATTTTATCTAAATACTTTGAGAAAAAAGAAAAGATTTAGTCCCTGGCTCCGCAAGGATAAAGTCACAGACCTCGAAATCATCAAACAATACTATGGTTATAGTAACGAAAAAGCAGCAAATGCTTTGAAGATATT